CACGGATTTATGGGTGGAAGAGAAGAAGGAGAAGAAAAGAAATCTCTTGAAGAATACAAAAAAGAATGTGGAGAATACATCAGTAAGATGTTAGGTGTTAGTGTTACAGACATCGCAGACGTAGAAGTTGTAACAGAAGAGTCAGATCTATAAAATTTTTAAATGTCCGTTTTACTTGTTGATGGAGATAATTTACTTACGATTGGTTTCTATGGTGTCAAGAATATGTTCTATAGGGGACAACACATTGGAGGGATTTATCATTTTCTCAATACTCTTAGGAGAACGTTTGAGTTATATCACTTAGACAAGATAGTTGTATTTTGGGACGGATTTGAAGGTTCTCAAAATAGAAAAAAAATCTACGTTCATTATAAAGAAAATAGACGACAAAGACTTAGGACTGAAGAAGAATTAACTTCATACTCATATCAAAGAGAACGAGTTAAACAATATCTTGAAGAGTTATTTGTAAGACAAGGTGAGTATGAATTTTGTGAGACAGATGATAGTATTGCTTATTACACGCAAAATTCACCTAACGAAAAGAAAATCATTTATTCATCTGATGGAGATTTGACACAGTTAGTGTCAGACAATACGGAAATTTACAATCCGTCCCATCACAAATTATACAAACAAAATGATACGATAGTTTACGACCACGAAGAAATCTTAATTGAAAACGTTAAGTTAGTAAAAATGATGTGTGGTGATTCCTCAGACAATATCGCAGGAATTAAAGGAATGGGAGTAAAGAAATTTATATCTTTATTTCCTGAAATTAGAGCCGAAAAAATATCTGTTCAACAAGTTAAAGAAAGGGGTAATCTCCTTTTTGAACAGGACAAACACAACAAATTAATTGCAAATTTATTAACAGGAGTCACAAAGTATGGCGTATTCGGTGAAGAGTTTTTCGACGTAAACCATCGTATCGTTAGTTTGGATGAACCATTTTTAACTGATGAAGCTGTGGAAGATATTACATTGTTGATTAATGAACCATTAGACCCCGAAGGTCGGTCATATAAAAATACAATGAGAATGATGATGGAAGATGGATTGTTCAACGTATTACCAAAATCAGACGATGCGTGGACAAAATTTTTAAACCCATTTCTCCGTTTAACAAGAAAAGAAAAAAACAATAAAAAAACGATAAAAATCAAAAATTATGAGTAATCAACAATTAGACATTACAAAATTTGAATTTGTTCTATCATTAGATGGGAACATAATCTGTCAGAGATACTTCAACGTAAAGGATCACGTTGAACAAGCTAGACGTTCAATGGATTTACACTATTATTTAAAAAGTATTTGTGAGGATATTAGTGAAGATTTGAAAATAAAAAGTTCCAATTATTTGTGTGAAAATCAAAATTATTTCTTATCTTCCGAATATGTGGAAGATTCACTAGAGAAGGATAGAGAACATTTTTTATTAGAAATTAAGTTAGAAGACGATGTATTTATTCAAAGGATATTCCCCGCATATTATTACCACCCAAAGGTTAGATATACGGTTGACATACGTCCAAAACTCAAAGTAATTTTATCAGATTTAACTGACATTTTATCATCTGAAGAGTTGGAGACTACATATTTGAACTACGAGTTATAATTTAAAAATATATATAAAAAATAAACATGGAAGAGAGGAATTTTGGGTATTTAGGGTTTTCATTTCAACAATCCCTAATTAAAGCAATAGTTGAAGATAAAAAATATGCAGAATCGATTATCGACGTATTAGAAACTAAATTTTTTGAGAACGCCTCATTTAAATTTATAATTGAGAACATTAAAGAGTTATATAAGACCTATAATAGAATTCCCGATTACAATACATTGGCCCAAAAAATTATGGCTGAAGGTGGTAATAAAGATTCCTCTAAGGTACATCTTGATACGTTAGAATCTATAAAGGAAAATGAAGACCAAATTGCATATGTTAAAGATACCGCTCTTAATTTTTGTAAACAACAAAATTTAAAAAGAGAACTTAAAAGTGTTCAAAATATTATTGAAAGTGGTGAGTTTGAAGCTTATAACAAAATTGAACAAATCATTCAAAAGGCATTACAAATTGGTATTACAAATGACGAAGCTCATGATGTGTTTTTTGATATTGACGGAGCGTTAGAAAAGGATTTTAGACACCCATTACCGACAGGCATTGTTGGAGTTGACAACTTACTTAAAGGTGGGTTAGGAATTGGAGAATTGGGGGTTGTATTGGCTCCAACGGGTACTGGTAAAACTACTTTACTTACTAAGTTTGCCAATACCGCATATAACTTAGGATATAATGTGGTTCAAATATTTTTTGAAGATAATCCTGGTAACATTAAAAGAAAACATTATACCATTTGGTCAGACATTGCACCTGACGAACAACCTGAATTTAAAGATTTAGTAAAAGAAAAAGTAGAAGAGGCTCAATCTCGTTCTACAGGTACTTTAAAATTATTAAAGTTAGCAAGTGATAATGTTACGGTTTCTGAAATTAAAAATAAAATCAGAAAAATGAATTCAGATGGTATTAAAGTAGATTTATTAGTTTTAGACTACGTTGATTGTATTTCATCTGATAAATCAACAAACGGTGAAGAGTGGAAAGGTGAAGGTTCTGTTATGAGAAGTTTGGAATCTATGACTGGTGAATTTGAAATGGCAATATGGACTGCAACACAAGGTAATCGTGAATCAATTTCATCAGAAGTTGTAACGGGAGACCAAATGGGAGGTTCAATTAAGAAGGCACAAATTGCGCACGTTATTTTATCAATAGGTAAAACATTAGAACAAAAAGAACATAACTTAGCTACTTTAACATTACTTAAATCACGTATTGGTAAAGATGGTGTAGTGTTTCAAAACTGTAAGTTCAACAACGAATATTTGGTAATTGATACCGAGTCACAAAATACATTGTTAGGTCACGAACAAGACGAAGTTGAAAAAAGAAAAAATAGAGTTGCCGATATCTACAAAAAGGCACAAGAAAAAAAAGTAACGCAAATTAAATAATTGAACATGAAAGAAAAAATATTAATGGAGAATCCCCATAGATTTGTGTTGTTCCCTATTGAACACAATGATTTATGGAAAATGTATAAACAACAACAAGCTTGTATATGGACAGCGGAAGAGATTGATTTAGGTCAAGACGTAACAGATTGGGAAAACAAATTAAATTCAGATGAACAACATTTCATTAAACATGTATTGGCGTTTTTTGCGGCTTCTGATGGGATTGTAAATGAAAACATTGCTGAAAACTTTGTAAATGAAGTACAATATACTGAAGCTAAAATGTTTTACGGTTTCCAAATTATGATGGAAAACATTCATAGTGAGACATACTCATTATTGATTGACTCATATATTAAAGACAAAGAAGAACAATTACATTTATTTCACGCAATAGATACAATTCCAGCAATTCAAAAGAAAGCGGAATGGGCGGTAAAATGGATTAGTTCAGAATCTTTTGTTGAGAGACTAATTGCATTTGCTGCGGTTGAGGGTATTTTCTTTTCAGGATCATTCTGTTCAATATTTTGGTTGAAGAAAAGAGGTTTAATGCCAGGGTTAACATTCTCAAATGAACTAATCTCAAGAGATGAGGGAATGCATTGTGATTTTGCTTGTCACCTATATAATAACCACATTGAAAATAAATTAAGTGAAAAGAAAATTAGAGAGATTATCTGTGGAGCTTTGGAAATTGAAAAAGAATTTATTCTTGAAGCGTTACCTGTTAGATTAATTGGTATGAATTCAGAATTAATGGCTCAATATCTTGAGTTTGTAACAGATAGATTATTAACAGCACTAGGATGTTCAAAAGTTTACAATTCTACAAATCCATTTGATTTCATGGAGAATATTGCAATACAAGGAAAAACAAATTTCTTTGAAAAACGAGTTGCAGAATATCAAAAGATGGGAGTAAATAACAACGGTTCCGAAGATTTAGATTCGGCATTTGGTGATGTAGATTTTTAAAAAATTAAATATAAGATGAAAGTAAAGAAAAGAGATGGTTCCCTTGAGGAAATGAGGTATGATAAAATTACAAGAAGAATTAGTATTTTTTGTAGTGATTTAAATTTAGAATATATTGATCCAACATACGTTACTTTAAAAGTCACACAAGGTATATATGATGGAATTTCAACAACAGAATTAGATGTATTGGCAGCAGAGACCGCGGCTTCAATGACAACAACACATCCAGACTACGCTAAGTTATCTGGTAGGTTGGCGGTTTCTAATTTACATAAAACAACTCCTAAAAAATTCTCACAATGTATTAAAGAGTTGTATTCATTTACTGAACCAAAAACAGGAAAAGAATCGTCATTAATATCAACTGAGGTTTATGAGTTTGTAATGAGCAATAAAGAATCACTTGATGGGGCAATTCACCAAGAGAGGGATTTAGATTTTGACTATTTTGGTTTTAAAACATTAGAACGTTCATATCTTTTAAAAATTGGTGGACGAGTTGTTGAAAGACCACAATATATGTACATGAGAGTTGCGGTCGGAATATGTAAAGGTGACGTTCAAATGGCATTAAGAATCTATGATGATTTGTCACAACATTATTATACACACGCAACACCAACATTATTTAATGCGGGAACAAAACGACCACAAATGTCATCTTGTTTTTTAATTGGAAACAAAGGGGATGATATTAACGGATTGTTTGATACTATTAAAGACGTTGCAAACATTTCTAAGTGGGCTGGCGGTATTGGATTACACGTACATGATGTTCGTGCTAAAGGTGCCTATATTAAAGGAACTGGTGGAGAATCTGATGGTATTGTACCAATGATGAAAACATATAACGAAGTGGCTCGTTGGATTAATCAAGGTGGTAAACGTAAAGGTTCGTTTGCAGTTTATCTTGAACCATGGCACGCGGATGTTTTTGAATTTATTGATTTAAGAAAAAACACAGGTAAGGAAGAAATGAGAGCTAGAGATTTATTTTTAGCAATGTGGACTCCTGATTTATTTATGCAACGTGTTGAACAAGATGGCGAATGGTCTTTATTTTCACCAGATGAGGCACCTGGTTTATCTGATGTATATGACACACCTGAAGAAAAGAAATTCACTAAGTTATATGAATCATATGAAAAAGAAGGAAGGGCAAGAAAAGTAATTAAGGCGAGAAAGTTAATGGATGCAATTTTAACCTCTCAAATTGAAACAGGTACTCCTTATATGTTATATAAAGATCCCGCAAACTATAAATCAAATCAAAAGAACTTAGGTACAATTAAATCTTCAAATTTATGTACCGAAATTATTGAATACTCTTCACCAACAGAACAAGCTGTTTGTAATTTGGCATCAATCGCATTGCCTAAGTATATCATTAACGGAGAATTTAATCATCAAATGTTATATGAATATACCTACCAAGTTGTAAAAAACTTGAACAACGTAATCGATTTAAATTTTTACCCAACCGAAGAAACAAAACGTTCAAACTTCAAGCATCGACCTGTTGGTTTGGGGGTTCAAGGTTTAGCTGATGTTTTTTGTTTATTGGGATTACCATTTGAAAGTGAATTGTCAGATACGTTACAGACAGATATTTTTGAGACAATTTATTTTGCGGCGTTAACATCATCTAAAGATTTGGCAATAGAATTTGGACCGTATGAATCCATAGTTGGTTCACCTATTGAAAAAGGTATTTTCCAATATGAAATGTGGGGTAAAAAAGATTCAGATTTGTCAGGTCGTTGGGATTGGAAATCTTTAAGAAAAGAAATTAAATCTAAAGGTGTCAGAAATTCATTATTAGTTGCTCCGATGCCAACAGCATCTACTGCACAGATTTTAGGAAATAATGAGGCGTTTGAACCATTCACAACTAACCTTTATTCTCGTAGAACATTAGGTGGTGAGTTTATTGTTATCAACAAACATTTAGTTAAAGAATTAATTAAATTGAATGTTTGGAATGATAACTTAAAAAATAAATTAATCATGGAAAATGGTTCAGTTCAAAATATTCCTGAAATACCTACTGAACTCAAAGAAAGATATAAAACGGTTTGGGAAATGTCACAAAAGAGAATTCTACAAATGGCGGCAAATAGAAGTGTCTTTATTGATCAATCTCAATCTTTAAATTTATTTATTGATAACGCAACCAAACCCAAATTATTGGCAGCCCATTTATTTGGTTGGAAATTAGGATTGAAAACGGGTATGTATTATTTAAGAACGAGAGCTGCGGTGGACGCGTTAAAAGGTTTGGGTATTGACATGTCAAGTTCAAAACCCGTAGAACAAAATCCTGGTCAACAAGCTGCGGTGTTCTTATCAACCCCAACAAATAACACATTAATAAGTGAAGAAACTCCGGAAATGGAAATGACAACCATAAAACCAACAGATTCTCCATTTGATTGTGATGGGTGTGGTTCTTAAGATAATTGTGTGATTATTGAAATAGTATATTAAATCCAACTTAGGTTGGATTTTTTATTTATTACCATTTTAGTATTGTTTATATTTATTGTAATGGCAGTAACATATGGTATAGATTTCCCATTTAGGGATAGTCTTCAAGGTAAGTTTATAAAAATGACTAGTAGTCCTGAAAGGGAAATTAGAGCAAATCTAATTCATCTTTTATTGACAAAAAAGGGAAGTAGGTATTATCTACCTGATTTCGGAACTAGATTATATCAATATATTTTTGACCAAAACGATAGTGTGACCTTTAATTTAATTGAAGATGAAATTAGGGAGTCTGTAAAAAAGTATATACCGAATTTAGATATCAATTCAATTTTGGTTATGTCAGCGGAAGATGACCCTGACCACACAACGACATTTACAGAAAATGAAGATGAAAGACTTTTTAGAGTAAGTGACAATGCAACTAAACCATACACTGCGGTGGTTAAAATAAACTACACAGTTAATAACGGAGCTTTTTCATCTTCGGACTTTATAATATTAAACATATAAAATGGCTAAAAAAATATCATACGCAACAAGAGATTTCGCTGGATTAAGACAAGAGTTAGTAAACCTAACTACCGAATACTATCCTGATTTAATCAAGAACACAAACGACGCATCCATATTTTCGGTATTATTGGATTTGAATGCTGCGGTTGCGGATAATTTACATTTTCATATTGACAGAGTTTGGCAAGAAACTATGTTGGACTTTGCACAACAAAGACAATCGTTATTTCATATTGCAAAAACATATGGTATTAAGATACCGGGTAATAGACCATCAGTATCTTTAGCTGATTTCTCAATAAATGTTCCTGTTAGGGGAGATAAGGAAGATGAAAGATATTTGGGTACAATTAGAATTGGTGCTCAAGTTTCAGGTGCGGGTCAAATATTTGAATCTATTACTGATATTGATTTCTCAAGCCCTTTTAATGACAAAGGTGAACCAAATCGATTAAAAATACCAAATTTTGACAGCAATAACACATTGGTATCATATACTATAACTAAAAGAGAACCTGTCGTTAATGGGGTCTCAAGAATATACAGAAGGGTTATTACAGAATTAGACCAAAAACCTTTTTTAAGACTTTATTTACCTGAACAAAATGTTTTAGGAGTTACTTCAGTTATTCATAAGGATGGTACAAGTTTTAATGCAAATCCAACATCAAGTGAATTTACAACGATAACAAATAAATGGTATGAAGTTAAGTCTTTAATACAAGATAAAGTTTTCATACCCGACCCAACTGCGGTATCTGACAAAGATAATTTTAAGGCGGGAAAATATATTGATGTTGTTAATAAATTTTATACGGAACATACCCCTGAAGGTTATTATTCCTTGACATTTGGTTCAGGAAATGTGGACCCATTAGATAATTTAGACAATTACATGAATGGTTCACTTAAAGTGAACTTAGCAAGTTATTTGAATAATATGTCTTTAGGGTCAATACCAAAAGCTGGTACCACATTATTTGTTAAGTACAGAATTGGTGGTGGAAAAAGTTCAAACTTAGGTGTGAATGTTATTAATAGTGTGGATGATGTTGAATTTAACGTAAACGGTCCAAACGGAACTGTTAATAGTCAAGTAGTTAGTTCATTAAGAGTATCCAATGTAACTCCCGCCATCGGTGGTGCGGACCAACCAACAATCGAAGAAATTAGAAACATGGTTGCATATAATTTTGCGGCACAAAATAGAGCGGTAACATTAAATGATTATAAATCATTAATTGAGACAATGCCATCTACATTTGGTGCACCGGCTAAAGTTAATGTGATGGAAGAAGATAATAAAGTTAGAATTAAATTACTATCATATGATGATTTGGGTAATTTGACTGACACAGTTTCTAACACATTGAAGAATAACATCATAAATTATCTTTCTGAATATAGAATGATAAATGATTATATAGACATTGCAAGTGGAGAGGTTATCGACTTTGGTTTAGAGATTGATTTACATATTGATAAAAATGAAAACCCAACTGATATTGTTAGAACGGTTATTCAAAATACAACAAGTTTCTTTGCCATTGAAAAAAGAAAAATGGGAGACCCATTGTTTGTGGGAGATTTAAAAAGAGAAATTGGTAACGTTGGTGGAGTAACTAACGTAATTGATGTTCGTGTTTTTAATAAAATTGGTGGTCAATATTCTTCAACTGAAGTGGCTCAAGCATATAGTGATACTCTAACAAAAGAAATTTTACAATCAGATATGACCATTTTTATGAAATCAAATCAAATATTTCAAATTAGATTCCCAAATATTGATATAAAAGTGAGAACTAAAACATTAGGAACGACTACATACTAAAATGTTTTTTGTGTATAATAATAGAAAATCGGATAGTTTCTATTTATTATAAGAACCATGCAGAAACATAGAATCTCAACAAATATAGGTAAAGACCAAAGAGTCACAGTCGAAATCAAACAAGATTACGATTTGCTTGAAATTTTGTCTTTAAAATTCAGTCAACAAGACGTCTATACATCACTTTGTGCCGATTATGGGGTTGTTTGTGGTAGGGTAACTGCAAATGATGGGTTTGGTATTCCAAACGCTAAAGTATCGATTTTTGTCCCTCAATTAACTAAAGATACGGATGACCCCGTAATATCGGCGTTATACCCATATACATCAATATCTGATAAAAACGAAAATAACTATCGTTACAACTTATTACCATCAAGGAAACAACATGGTGGACACGTTCCAACCGGTACATTTCCCGACCAAACTGATATTTTAACAAGAGAGGAATACTTGGAGGTATATGAAAGTTATTACTCATATACGGTTAAAACTAACGAATCGGGTGATTTCATGATTTGGGGTGTTCCTTTAGGTCAACAAACAATAAATGTTGATATTGATTTATCGGACATTGGATGTTTTTCTTTAAGACCATATGACTTTATTAAAAAGGGAGTTGGTATTGACCAATTTGATAGGTACTACAATTTCAAATCGGGTTCAGACATGGATGGGTTACCACAAATTGTTAATTTTCAAAAAACAGTTGAGGTTTATCCGTTTTGGGGTAATATGGATTTATGTCAGATTGGTATAACAAGAACCGATTTTGATTTGTTAGATAAGGGAATTAAAATTGAACCAATATCATTGATTTTAATGTCGACAATCACCGACGATAATGGGGATGCAATTAAAAGAAGTGGCGTAATTAGACGTAAGTCTGGTTACAAATGTAATTTACAAACAACAGAAGGTAGAATTGAGGCGGTTAGATATACGGGTAAAAAGATATACGGTTCCGATAAGGTTACGTTGTATCCTGAGTTAGAATATTTTAACCCAAGTGAATCTATTGATACCGACGGAACGGCAATGGTTGTCTTACCAATGAACATGGAGTATGTTTATACAAATGAATTTGGAGAACAAGAAATTACAAATGACATAAATAAGGGAATACCAACAACAACGGTTGCTCGTTTTAGATTTACCTTAGATGGTAATAATGATAAAACAAGTACCGCAAAATATTTGGTACCACAAATTAGAGAATATAATACTGATATTAATGGTGGAAATTATAATGCGGAATATGAACCTGAATTATTAACCACCTATCAATTTTCAAATGTATTTGAGGATTATTTAAAAATCGTTACTCCAGATAATGGTATGGGTACTATTGATAATATGTCAAATCCATATATTAATGATAAAAAGGCGTTAATGTTAGGCACAAATAACGATGGAGTACCTGAGGATGTTTTTTATAAATTTATTTTTGGTAAAGTATATACAGTATCATCATTTCAAGGGTCACACTATGAAACATCAGGTTTTGAAAATCTTTTAGGTATATCAAGAAAAGATGCCTTCTTAGGAATTAAAGAAATTAGGCCAAGTGTTGAAGATGATTGTGCTTCTAAAGCAAATTATTTCCCAACAAATTTTGGATTTAAAAATAGAGTAAAATTTGGATTAATTATTTCAGAAATATTATTGTTTTTACAATATCTTTTTACAATATCTTTTGTTTGGATTATTGAAACATTAGGTGGAACATTATGGTCAATAGCGAGAACTTTTGGGTCATTTAAAATATTAGGTGAATATATACTTTTTGATTTTTGTACAAGTTTAATAAAATTAGCGTACGATTTACAGGAAGCAGGTCAAACTGTTTTACCATTAACAATATATCCCACTTGTGAAGAATGTACTTCTGATGTTGATACTGTTGACCCTTCAAATAATACGACATTTGTCATTGAAGAAGGATGTAGAAAATATGATAAATTTTATAATGAGAATTTAGTTTACGCTTATATATGGTCAAATAATAATAGTTACGGAACAAATACAGTACCGTCAAATAGTGGTAATATTAGTGGACCCGATTTTATAAGAAATTCTAAAAGAATTTCTTATAACTATTTAGGAACAATAAATCCATATCATTTATTGGGTAAACCATATTATCCAAGTACACCTAATTTAAAAGAACAATTAGTTAGTCCTGGTTCTGGTTGGACAATAATGGCGGCGGTTGTTGGTGCTACAGGTACTAATATTAATATTGACGTTTCGGGAACACAATACGATGTTTTAAATGTATTTAACACAACAACAAGAAGATTACCAAATATTGTTAATACTGAAGGTGGAGAATATACATATAATAAAAAAACAAAATCAGGATTAACTGAAATTAGAGATGGTGTTATTACCGTTGTACCTGTAATTGACGGACCATCAAAAAATATAGATGTAATTAAAGAATGGTATAAAAGAAAAAGAGTTGGTGTGTTTTTCTGTGGGGGAGTTGTTAACTATTCATTTATAGATAATTGGTTAAATGGTATTTTATACTTCTTTAAATTTGATAAAAGAATCAGATGGGATGATGAGGCGGCATTAGATTTAAATCAAAGAGGTTCAAGTTATCCAAGAGAATTGGTTTTTTTTAATATTTTAGATAAAGAATTTTATTATAGAGCAACACCATATAATCCAACAAGTGGATTTATTGGACAAAAATATACGGGATATAAGGAAATTTTACACCCAACAACATTTTATGATGTTGGAGTAAGAGATGAATTTTTATTTGAAATTTGCCAAGACCCAAGAGTTGACCCAACCTGTTCGGTTGTTAGAGACATTAATGCAACATCTTATCAAGATCCTGCAAATATTGTTGAGTATGCGATTAACTATAGATTAGACACAAACAACGGTAATTTTGATGTTGGTGATTTTTTCACAGGAACAGGAATGGGTGATAATGTCGGTGTGTTTGATGGTGATATTACACAACTAATGTCAATAAATTGTGAGGCGGGGATTGAAGCATTTGATTTAGATAGTCCACATTATTTATTTTATAATGGAGAAATAATGGACCCTGAAGACTCGACTTTAAGTGATTTTTTTACCGATGGTTTTGGAAATTATGGTCCAACACCAATAGATTTAAAATTTGATAATAATGGTGCATTTATCAGACAATGTTTAAATTTTAGATTAGGTGATTATTCACAAAAAGTACCTTTTTATTTATGGAATAAATTAGGTGAAGGTTTTGGGTCATTCGACTCAAATTTTCAAGACGACCAACAATGGGATAAAACATCTATTGCTTCGATGAAATTACAAAGGTTATTTTCTATAGGTAGTACAACAATGCCGACAACAGGATATACCACAAACTATGTTATGGCTGATGGTGAAGAAGAATATCTTTTAAAACCAATTACTAAAACACATAATGGACATTTTTTTGATGGTAATTATGTTGATATGTTGGAAAGATTTGAAAACATAACTTGTGGTAACTCGGCTTGTGGAGGACCAATTTCAATACCACCTATAGGAAATGACTTAGCTCAAGGATTTGTTGAAGGGGATATATGGTTGGTTGTAACGTCAGGAACAACAAAAAATCCATTAAAAGGTGATATATACGTTGTGGTAAACAAAACTTGGGTCAAAGAAATAAATCAATATGTTTCTGGTTCTAAAGAAACTTTCCTATTTAAAACATTAAATAATTACACAGGAAGTAAACAAGTGTTATCAACACCGTTCTTATTTTATTTTGGTTTGAGACCCGATAAAACATCTTTAGATACCTTAATAAAATATTATGGACCTAAGGGCGCGTTCCCATCAACAGATTTTTGTTTAGATGTTATAACACCAGTACCAACACCGACAATGACTCCGACACCAACGATAACTCTAACACCAACACCAACTCCTACACCAACAAAATCTGTAAATATTGTTGACCCAACGGACCCTACGGTATATTATTATTATTCGATGGGAGATTGTAATGATTTAAAATATTCTGGTACTGAAAGAACAATTTTTGGATTTGGAGCTCCATTAGTACTACCTGTTTGTATGAGTAATGCACAAATAACTCAATGGTATTCAACGGCAAATTGGGCGCAACAAACTTTGAATATTGATTATAATTCCCCATGTGGTTTTGGTGAAGGTTATGTTGGTTCTATAATTGCTAGAAGTTCAACACAAGTTGGTATTGAAAATTCAATATATAATATTGAAGGTAAATGTTTGTTAGCCATTGAAGTTCTACCAGATTATGTGACATCGTGGACTGTTAATTTAGACGGTAAAACACCTGTTGGAACTGGAGAAGCCGCTTGTCGTAGTTGTGACCCACCATTTACAGGATTTACAGCTACAGGATATAGTGGAATAACTTGCGATACTGGTGAAAATGTTGTGGTATATTCAATTTTAGGTGCGCTCACTATAGATAGAGTTTATGGAATACAAATGTATAGTGGAGGAACGGTAGTTGGAAATGCTAGATGTATGACATTAAAATCTAACTTAGGTCCACAATATACATTTACAGACCCAACAGTAGACGGAATAACCGGATATGGTATTAGTGACTCGGGACCATTTATTTTAGGTCAACCAATGTTCCAAGGATATGCGGATTGTGCAAATTGTAATCTTAGTGAAAAGAAATATATGATTACCGGTGATAGATGTGATACTACTGGTAGTGTAACGATTTGGTCATCAACCTTACCAACAGTAGTAAGTGGTGATACGATTTCAGTAAATATTGGGGCAGGAGTTGGTATTAAATGTTTCCTTGTAACGCAGGCAGATAAATTTACTTCAGTGGTTTATAATGATGTAGGTTGGACAATACTTGATACTGGTTGTGACTGTAATGGAAATAGTGGAGGTTCAAATGTGAATGTGACAAACGTAAATACATCTATATCGTCGTCATATAGTTTAACTAGTGAATGTCAATCGCCTCAGAGTCAATATTATTCTGAAACTTTTATAGAGGGAATAGAAATAACATTTAGAGGTGTAAATAACACTTTAGTAGTTCCTAATGAAGCTGTTCAATATAGAACAAATGGTGGAGTTTGGGTTCCGTTAACAGTTACAACATCCACTATAACATTATCTGTAACCTTGACATATGGTGATAGAAGTGTTTGTGATGGTGGAGGAACTTATGGAGATACATTAGATATAAAAGTAGGTACAATAACAGTTCTTAATTATGTTGCTGGACAATAAATAAAAAAATATAAAATTGGAAGAGAATAAAAAAATAGTATTACCAAGTAAAAAGTTCGCCAACGCACCTGACGAAGAATTAGATTTAAAATTAAATCTCGATACTTCAGAATCTTTGCTACGAATTGGTGAAAGGGATATTGTATTAGATGTTGCCAAGTTATATTCTAAAGAAAGAAACGATTCCATTAATTATAAAATATATGGTAAGTTAAAAATGGTTTTTCGTAATCTTTATTGTGGAAATACAGATTACACGTATTTGAAAGATAGATTATATTTGATTGGGGACGGGACCACAACCGACCATACAGGTTTTTTACCGTACGATGAATTTGCATTCATGAGACGTGATGTTTATAGAGAAGTGAATTTACCTATAACAAGTAACACAGTACCAACTGGTTTTACACGTAACATAAAAAAATATTTAGGAACTAACGAATATACTGGACTAACATTTCATACACCTCAACCTGTTACACCAATAGTTGCACCTTATCATAATTGGAATTTATATTTGAGTTATGTCTATAGTGGAGATACGGGATTTACAATGACATATAGTTTAACTGGTAGCACATACAGTGGTTTTACTGCTAATGATGGAATACCATTTAGAGTAACATATACAGGTGGAACATATTACGAATTAACAAGTCCTGTTGAACATGGAATGACTAATGGTGATTATATAGTTTTATCAGGAGGAACATTTACAGGTAACGCATCAGGAAGAACATATTCAATAACAAGTGTTGGTAACGAAATTTATGGTTCAGAAAAATATGTTGTTAATATTCTTAAATCACAAATACCTAAAACTAAAATTTTTAATACCATTATGTTTGGTAAGAGATGTTTAGATATAAATAACATACCAGGGTCAACATCAACTTATTATGTACATAAACATAAAACATTAACAAATGTTAATGGATATATTTTAGATAAAGTTGGATTTGAAACCCCAATATGGGAAGATGAAAAGAAATTAATATTTGAAAATTTTTCAGGTGATAATGATGTGTTGGTTGAAAGAAATAGAATGGAATCAGTTTTATACGATTTTAAAGAACCATTTAAGTTAAGTGGATTAACAAACAATTTAGGATTTACACCAACAGAAGTTTATGTAACAGCATTGTTTAGAAATGGAAATGGATATTTTAATTACCCACCAAAAGTTGGTTACAAATTTAATTTTCATGATACTTGGATTGACCGTCAATTTAGTGGTACGGAATCGATAGAAAAGGGAATGACGGGAAATACCACAACATTTACTGGTACAACATCTGGTTTCACGTTTACTGGTGGCACAGAACTATCAGTTGGAACCATATTAAACGGTGCCTTTGTTGAATATAATCCAAAAGAAATGAAAGAAAGAATTGTAAGTGAATCTTTTCATAAAATAACAAACCCAACAACAATTTTTGATTATGGGCAAACTGTTGGGTCATCGGGAGCTTCAATTAATAATTTAGAAGGTTTAATATATCAACCACATTATCGAGTAAAATTAAGAGAGTTGTCACCTTATGTCGAAACGGCAACAACCAATGATATTTTTAATTTACCTGAAAACACAAATTATGATGCAGATGAAAATGTTTGGAGATGGAGAGATTTATATGACCAAGGTTATGTAGACCAAGATGGTTATGGTACTAATTTCCCATTTGTAAATGGTACACACTATGTTAGAACAAATATTAATTTCTATTTAAGAAATGAAAGATATTATACGAATAAACAGGATGGAGTAACCAACTTCAACAATAGAAAAAATATTAATTGTTAAATGGAATTTCTTAGAAAAAATGTTGATTTAAATATCATTCTTAATCAAGAAACTGATTTCCAAACTAACGCGGGTTGGCAAGAGAATTTGGTTGCATTTGAAGATGAGATTTTATCTACAATACTTAACCCTATTGAAAATTACGAAACAGTTAGATATATTCATAAACCTTATGTTTCAAGTGGAGTTACACAAACCGATATTTGGTTTTATTTTTATTTTTCTACAAGTGGAAACACACCAAAATATGTTCAAGATTATTCCGTACAAGGAATAACATTATTAGAAAATGAAAAAATGATGAAACAATCATCGGAAAGTTTTTTCAGATTAGAATTTTTTAAAACACCGGGTATTTTAAATAATAGTGGACATACAATAGGTTATGAACCACCAACAAGACAAAATAGAAAATTAGTTTTTGCAAAAAACCTTGCATTACCATTAGGTGAAAAATATTATTACACACCATTAGGTGGATATGTTCATTTACCAGTTTTTAAAGGTTCAAATTACGAGAATAAAGAAAATATGTATTTCTTTTGGTTTCAAGACGAAAGTGTTTTAAAAGAAACAAATTTAAGTGGAACCACAACAGGAAACTCTTTCTTTATGACTGCTAAATTCTTTAATGCGAAAAATGGCAGTATTCAAGATTTTACAAATGATTGTTTTAGTACCGGATATACATTGAATGAACAAAGTGATATGTATTATCAAGTTGATATTGATAAAACAGATTATTCATATCAAGTTTATTATTATAATGGTGTAAATAAATGTGACCAAGTTGGAATTACTGGTAAACCGGTTAGTTTTTTTGAAAAAGGAGGAGGAAATCGTCCTAATGGAATAAATAGTTACTTATGTCCTAATGTAACTTTAACACCAACTCAAACAGTAACACCAACTATAACACCTACAGTTACGCCAACAATAACTGTTACACCGACAGTCACAAATACTAGAACACAAACAAAAACACCAACACAAACACCAACAAATTCTGCTACACAAACACCAAGTGTTACGCCAACTAATACTATTACTCCAACGGTGACATCAACTGTTACACCAACTAATACTATTACGGCGACTAAAACAGTTACACCAACTGTTACAACAACCAATACAGTAACACCAACGAATACAGTAACACCAACAAAAACTGTTACACCAACTGTAACTCCAACAAATACAGTTACACCTAGCGTTACCGCAACAAATAC